CCCTTGCCAATGGTCTTGTGGATATTGTAGGTGCGGCTAACGGTGGTACTGTAGCATTGCTCGGTGCGTTTATGGGTTGTGAGTACATCGCTCTTGATGGAACTCCTACCTTCACTAACAAGTGGCCTGGAACTGCCTCTGTAAAGAGCGGTACTGAAGCAACTTGTACTATTGCGGCACATCCTGATCAGCTTTTCTTGATCAATTGTGATGCGGCGGCAACTCAGGCGGCTGTCAACGCAAACGCTAACTTCGCAACAGCAACATCAGGTGACGCGACTTCTGGTATTTCCAGCGCAGAACTGGCTGTTTCTACTGCGAATACAACTGCTACTCTCAATATGCGTATTGTCGGTTATGAAGATACTCCTTCAAACGACGATGCCACTGTAGCTGGTCGGTTGGCGATTGTGAAGTTGAACAACCACTTCTACAACACCAGCACAGGTATTTAAGGAGGCTCTCTGATGGCTATTTCTAGAAGTCAACTGCTGAAAGAGCTCGAGCCTGGACTTAACGCTCTGTTTGGCATGGAATACGATCGTTACGACAACGAACACGCCGAAATCTACGAAACCGAAAATTCTGATCGGGCTTTCGAAGAAGAGGTAATGCTCGCTGGCTTCGGTCAAGCTCCAACTAAAGGTGAAGGTGCGGCAGTATCATACGATACCGCAAACGAAGCCTTCACATCTCGCTACACCCATGAAACAATCGCACTGGCGTTTGCTATCACTGAGGAAGCTGTTGAGGATAACCTCTACGACCGCCTCAGCTCACGCTACACTCGTGCGCTTGCTCGTTCAATGGCGAATACTAAGCAAGTTAAAGCGGCGGCTGTTCTTAACAACGCCTTTAACTCTAACTTCGCTATTGGTGACGGTGTAGAATTGTGTGCAACAAATCACCCAACCACAGGTGGTGGTACATTCCGGAATGAGCTGACAACTGCGGCTGACCTCAACGAAACTTCGCTTGAGCAGTCACTGATTGACATCTCTAACTTCATCGACGAGCGCGGCCTTAAAATCGCTCTGCGTGGTATGAAGTTGATCATTCCTACCAACCTCCAGTTTGTGGCTGAGCGTTTGATGGCTACTAATCTGCGTCCTGGAACTGCAGATAACGACACCAATGCTATCCGTAACATGGGTATGCTTCCTGACGGTTATGTGGTTAACCACTTCCTGACCGACACAGACGCATTCTTCATTAAGACGGATGCACCAAACGGCTTTAAGCACTTTGTTCGTTCGCCCATCCAAAACAGCATGGAAGGCGATTTCGAAACAGGCAATGTGCGCTACAAAGCTCGTGAGCGTTACAGCTTCGGTGTTTCAGACCCTCGTTGTGTGTTTGGTTCTCCTGGAGCCTAACCCACAAACATCAAATAAAGAGAAGGGAGGCTTGTGCCTCCCTTCTTTTTTGAGTAAAGTAATGTTGTCCCTGACAATCACACGGTGTGATTGACACTAGCCACGACAGGAGTGCAAAATGGCTAATACTACTTTTTCTGGTCCCGTTATTTCCAACAACGGTTTTACCTCTACCGCAATCGCTTTTGCAGACTTGCCTACCGCTTCAGCTAATACTGGTCGCATTATTTTTTGTAATGATGCAGTAAAAGCCGCTGAAACAACTGGTAACGGCACAGGAAACCTTGTGTTTTCTGACGGTTCTAACTGGATTCGTGTAGACACTGGCGCAACCGCCAGCGCATAATAGGAGGCTGGCATGGCTGGTTCTGACAATAAGGTAAGTTATGTTACCGCAACAGGAACGGTTTATGCAGGTCCAGCGCGAATTACTGGATTGCATTACCATTCCGGAGGTTCTACAGGCAAGATTGTCCTACGGGATGGGGGTGCTTCTGGAGCCATTGTAGCTACTTTTGATTTCCATTCTAACTCAACAGGGGACATTTCTATCCCTGATGAAGGAATGCGTTTTGAAACAGATGTTCATGCTACTTTCACTAGCATGACAAGTGTGAGCTTCTTCTATAAGTAGGGGTAAACATGGCAACAACTAAAGATGTAAAAAGAACTCCTTCTGGTAGGATAAGCTATCGGGGGGAGACTTTTTCGGGTTTTAATAAGCCAAAGAGAACACCAAATGGTCCCAAAAAGTCAGCAGTTCTCGCAAAAAAAGGTAGCCAAATCAAACTGGTCAGATTTGGAGACCCCAATATGTCAATCAAAAAAGACCAACCAGCTCGCCGCAAGTCTTTTAGAGCTCGTCACAACTGTGCTACCGCCAAAGACAAGTTCAGTGCTCGCTACTGGTCTTGTAAGGCATGGTGAAAGGGTGTATTTCGTGGCCGATAAAAGTGTGCATGAGCTAGAAATTGAATTTACGGAGTGGAAAACGCAACAAAAGCATATTGTAAAGCGTGTTGACGAACTTCATGCGGATATGACCGATGTTAAAAAGGCGGTATTCCAAGCTAAGTGGATGTTGGTCGGCGGGATTATATTTGCAGGTCTTATGAACAGTGACGCATTTGTAGCGTTGTTATTGAGTTTAGGTGGTAAATAATGGCTATTGGCAGAAGCCAACAGTCTAAACAAACGGAGAAAGGCATGGCAAAACGCGGTTTATATGCCAATATCAACAGGCGAAAAAAGCTAGGTATTTCTCGTTCTAAGAAAAAATCAACTATTTCTAAGGCGGCGTATGCCAATATGAAGGCAGGGTTTCCGAAGAAAAAGAACAAAAAGAAAGCATGAGGTAAAGCATGGCTACTTCAGGCAGTACCAATTTTGAACTAGATGTAGCGGATTACATTGAAGAGGCTTATGAGCGGTGTGGCTTGGAAGTCCGGACTGGTTACGACCTGAAAACAGCCAAACGCTCCCTCAACCTTTTGTTTGCGGATTGGGCTAACCGAGGTTTGAACCGCTGGACGATCCAGCAGAGCACGGTAAGTCTAGTTCAGGGTACTAACCAATATAATTTGCCTAATGACACTGTAGACGCTCTTAGCGCGGTTTTACGGAGTAATGCTGGCCTCAGCACCCAATCTGATATACAGGTGGAGCGGGTTAGCCGCGATGAATTCTTAAATATCCCTAATAAATTAAATGAAGCACGGCCTGTGCAGTGGTATATAGACCGTTCTATTACGCCTGTGCTGAATGTTTGGCCTACCCCAGACCAAGCATATACTTTTGTTTATGATAGGCTTACCCGCATTGAAGATGCGGATGATTATGAAAACACAATGGAAGTGCCGTTCCGGTTCTATCCTTGCTTGGCGGCGGGTCTGGCTTACTACCTGTCTATTAAAAAAGCACCTGAAAGAGCTCAGCTTTTGAAGGCTTCGTATGAAGAAGAGTTTGCTCGTGCCGCTTATGAAGATGTAGACAGGGCAAACCTGTCGCTAACACCTCGCAGGGATTATTATGGGTTTAGATAATGGCATATGCAGTAGGTTCATACGCTAATGCTCTATGCGACAGATGTGGGTTTCAATACCCTTATCGCAGTCTGCAGACTGAGTGGAATGGCCTGAAAGTATGCCCAGAGTGCTTTGAGAACAAACACCCACAGCTAGAACCTAACATCCCCCCTGCTGACCCAGAGGCTTTATTTCAGCCTCGTATTGATCGTACAGAACCCGCTACTGCGAGACTTTTAACTCCCAACCCCTTTCTATCTGGAGGAATTGGTAGTAATGTAATCACAGTAAACGAGCGGAGTCATGGGAGAGCGACAAGTGATGTTGTTCGATTCAGAGATGTGGAAGGGTTTGATGGATTTTCTAAAGCGGTGCTTGAAAACGCTTCAGGCTACACTATTACGGTTACTGGAACTGATACATACACTTTTACGGCGAGTAGCGGAACAGCTACAGTCGGCGGTGTTAAAGGTGGCGGCGAAAACTCGTCAGCTGGTCCAGTCACTTTATCGCCATAGGGGTGACTAATGACTTTTTCGTATAGCCAACTCAGCCAAGCGGTTCAGGACTTTACTGAAAATTACGAAACTTCTTTTGTAAATAATATGCCTTTGTTTATACGCGGGGCAGAAGATCGTATTTTTACGCTGGTTGATCTTGAGCTATTCCGCAAAAATGCGACGTCTCAACTTACCATAGGCAACCCTTATTTGTCTGTGCCAACTGATTATTTGTCGCCGTTTTCTTTGCAAATTACGACGCCAAATTATAAAGAGTTCCTATTGTTGAAAGATGTAAATTACTTGCAAGAGTTCAACAATACGGTAACAGGTAATGCAACTCCGCGCTTTTACGGTATATTTGATGTAGATAATTTTATTTTATCGCCTACACCAGATATAGCTTACAATGTAGAGCTTCATTACTATTATCGCCCCGAAAGCATAACAAACATCCCTGTTGTAGTTACTCTTAATAATTTGACAGGGACATTTGTGGTCGGGGAATCTATCACAGGCAATATTAGCGGTGCTTCGGCAACGCTGGCTGTTGTCGGTGCGGCGCAAGTTGAATACACGCCTACAACACTATCTGGGGCATTTTCCGTCGGGGAAACGGTTACAGGTGGTACGAGTGGTGCAACTGGCGTAGTGGTAGCTGTCGTTTCTAATGCGGCTACATCATGGCTCGGCGAAAATGCCCCGAACGCTCTTCTTTACGGTTCTCTCGTTGAAGCATATACTTACATGAAAGGCGAACAAGATATGATGGCCTTGTATGAACAACGCTTTATACAGGAAATGACTCGCCTTAAAGATTTAGCAGAGGCTCGGGAAAATAGCGACGCATATCGTCGAGGTTTACCAGATAAGCCAAGAAGTTAGGAGTAAAAAACATGGCTACATCTAATGCGGCAACAACCTATCTAGAACGACATATTCTAGATTATTTGTTCAAAAATGATTCCCTGTCGTTTGCTACTCTAGGGAATAGTATTTATGTTGGTTTGGCAACAGGTGTGACACACGCAGAAAGTGGTTCGCTTTCTGAGGTGAATATCACAACTGAAGATGCCAATTATGATCGGCAACAGGTTAGTGCTTCTGGTTGGAAGCAATCTGTGACCACGCTGGCTGGAAACCATACTAACTCACAAACTGAATTTTACCTTGCTGATGCAGAAGCTTTTCCGTCATCTGGTACAATCCAAGTTAATGATGAGTTGATTACCTACACAGGTAAGGATGGCACGGCTACCGCAGATGCTAATGGTGCAGTTACTTCTTCTACTAGCCTTGCTGTAG